GAACCTTTCGCGGGTTCCTGTGCTGTGATGATGGAGACGGATTATCCCTGCTATCTGGTTGCGGATATTAATCCTGATTTAATCAACCTCTATAAAAAGGTTGCCGCTGATTGTGAATCGTTTATATCTCGCGCCAAAGTTTTATTTGAGATCGCAAACAGGGAGGTGGCTTATTACAACATAAGGCAGGAGTTTAATTACTCAACTGAAATTACTGATTTCATGAAAGCGGTATATTTCCTGTATCTCAATCGTCACGGTTACCGTGGGTTATGTCGCTATAACAAGAGCGGGCATTTCAACATTCCCTACGGTAATTATAAAAATCCGTATTTCCCTGAAAAAGAAATTCGCGCTTTTGCAGAAAAAGCCCAGCGAGCAACGTTTATCTGCGCCAGCTTTGATGAAACGCTGGCGATGTTGAAGGCGGGGGATGTGGTGTATTGCGATCCGCCTTATGACGGTACGTTTTCCGGCTATCACGCTGACGGCTTTACTGAAGATGACCAGTATCACCTGGCATCCGTTCTTGAACATCGGTCATCAGAAGGACATCCGGTCATTGTTTCTAACAGTGACACATCCCTGATCCGTTCGCTGTATCGCAATTTTACTCACCACTATATCAAGGTAAAACGCAGCATCGGCGTAGCAGCTGGTGAGAGTAAATCAGCAACAGAAATCATTGCTGTTTCCGGGCCGCGCTGCTGGGTGGGATTTGATTATTCGCGTGGCGTGGATAGTTCTGCCGTGTACGGAGTACGTGCATGAGCCATGCCGATATGAGCAACTGCTGCGGCTTTAACGAGGCTGCCGCATCGTTCTCATGGAACAGCCCGAAAAAGGCCATTAACCCTTATCTGGACCCGGCGGAAGTTGCGCCGGTTTCTGCGCTTTCAAACCTGATCACTCTGTACGCTGCCGATAACGAGCAGGAACAACTGCGCCGCGAGGCACTGAGTGATCAGGTCTGGGAGCGTTATTTCTTTAATGAATCCCGTGATCCTGTCCAACGCGAAATAGAGCAGGATAAGCTCATTAGCCGGGCAAAGTTGGCGCATGAGCAGCAGCGTTTTAACCCGGACATGGTCATTCTGGCAGACGTCAGCGCCCAGCCCTCCCATATCAGCAAGCCGCTGATGCAACGTATTGAATACTTCAGCAGCCTGGGCAGGCCAAAGGCTTATTCCCGCTATTTACGTGAGACGATTAAGCCATGTCTGGAACGACTGGAGCATGTACGCGACAGCCAGCTATCTGCATCTTTTCGTTTTATGGCAAGCCATGTAGGGCTGGACGGCCTGCTGATTCTGCCTGAAATGAGTCAGGATCAGGTGAAACGCCTGTCTACCCTTGTCGCTGCGCATATGAGCATGTGCCTTGATGCAGCTTGTGGTGATTTGTATGCCACCGATGACGTTAAGCCAGAAGAAATCCGCAAGACATGGGAAAAGGTGGCAGCGGAAACCCTGCGTCTGGATGTCATCCCGCCTGCGTTTGAGCAACTCCGTCGGAAAAGAAACCGCCGTAAACCCGTGCCCTATGAACTCATTCCGGGTTCGCTGGCGCGTATGTTGTGCGCCGACTGGTGGTACCGGAAATTATGGAAAATGCGTTGCGAATGGCGGGAAGAGCAGTTGCGTGCTGTCTGCCTGGTCAGCAAAAAAGCATCTCCCTATGTCAGCTATGAAGCCGTGATGCATAAACGTGAGCAGCGCCGCAAGTCACTGGAGTTTTTCCGTTCTCATGAACTGGTGAACGAAGAGGGCGACACGCTGGATATGGAAGACGTGGTAAACGCCAGCAGCAGCAACCCGGCGCACCGCCGCAATGAGATGATGGCCTGTGTTAAAGGTCTGGAGCTTATCGCGGAAATGCGCGGTGACTGCGCCGTTTTCTACACCATTACCTGTCCGTCACGTTTCCATTCCACGCTCAATAACGGCAGACCAAACCCAACCTGGACAAATGCGACGGTAAGACAAAGCAGCGATTATCTGGTCGGCATGTTTGCTGCATTTCGTAAGGCGATGCACAAAGCCGGGTTGCGCTGGTATGGCGTGCGGGTGGCTGAGCCGCATCATGACGGTACAGTTCACTGGCACCTGTTGTGTTTCATGCGCAAAAAAGACCGCCGCGCCATTACTGCATTGTTGCGTAAGTTTGCCATCCGTGAAGACCGCGAGGAACTGGGTAATAACACTGGTCCACGCTTTAAATCTGAGCTGATAAACCCGCGCAAAGGAACGCCGACAAGCTACATCGCGAAATACATCAGTAAGAACATTGACGGGCGTGGTCTGGCTGGCGAGATCAGCAAGGAAACGGGTAAATCCCTGCGTGATAACGCTGAATACGTTAATGCCTGGGCGTCTCTGCATCGTGTTCAGCAATTCCGCTTCTTTGGTATTCCGGGACGTCAGGCTTACCGTGAACTTCGCTTGCTGGCTGGTCAGGCGGCAAGGCAACAGGGTGACAAAAAAACAGGTGCGCCGGTACTGGATAACCCGCGTCTTGATGCCATTCTGGCTGCTGCTGATGCTGGTTGTTTTGCCACCTACATCATGAAGCAGGGCGGCGTACTGGTTCCCCGCAAATATCACCTCATCAGAACCGCTTATGAAATCAACGAAGAGCCAACCGCCTATGGCGATCACGGTATTCGTATTTATGGCATCTGGTCACCCATTGCAGAGGGCAAGATCTGCACTCATGCAGTGAAGTGGAAAATGGTTCGTAAGGCCGTTGACGTTCAGGAGGCGGCAGCCGACCAGGGCGCTTGCGCCCCTTGGACTCGTGGCAATAACTGTCCCCTTGCTGAAAATTTGAACCAACAGGAGAAAGATAAATCAGCTGATGGGGGCACCAGAACGGACATTACCCGCATGGATGACAAGCAGTTGCACGATTACCTGCACAGTATGAGCAAAAAAGAGCGCCGGGAACTGGCAGCAAGGTTACGCCTGGTTAAACCGAAACGGCGTAAAGACTACAAACAGCGAATTACAGACCATCAGCGACTGCAGCTCGTCTATGAGCTGAAGTCCAGAGGATATGATGGTAGCGAGAAAGAGGTCGATTTACTCCTTCGCGGCGGCAGTATTCCGTCAGGAGCAGGCCTGCGTATCTTCTATCGGAACCAGCGTTTGCAGGAAGATGATAAGTGGCGAAACCTGTATTAATTACGCGGGTTAACAATTCGTGCTCTTAATAATACCAGGCATATCAGGCTGATGAACGTAAAAAAACGTTTTACATCAGTAAGATTATTATATACTGTAAATATAAACAGTGGTTATATTTACAGTATTGCTTTGGTGTCATAGGAGGAAAGATGCAGGACTATTTTTTGGAGTCTTTGAAGCTCCAGCGCATTGATTTTTTTCTTAAGCTTGTAGCGGCTAGTGAGTGTAGTGATGAAGAGAAGGGGCTGGCTTTGCAGTGGGTTTCTGAACTAACAGATGAACTCATGGCAAAAATCAGAACCCACGAATACAACCGCTCAATGGATGTCATCAGTTGAGGTGACTTTTTATGCGCATTGAAATAATGATCGATAAAGAGCAGAAGATTAGCCAGTCTACCCTGGACGCCCTTGAATCCGAGCTTTACCGCAATCTGCGTCCTCTGTATCCCAAAATGGTAATTCGTATCCGCAAAGGTAGCTCTAACGGTGTGGAACTGACCGGATTGCAACTGGACGAAGAAAGAAAACAAGTGATGAAAATTATGCAGAAGGTGTGGGAAGACGACAGCTGGCTGCATTAAGAAACGTTGCTGGCGTCTGAACTTGCTTCTGGCGTCAGCAAGGTTGAACAACGAGCTATGCGAGGCGTTAGTGTCAATTTGTTACCTTAACCACTATATATGCCAGGAAATTAACAGTTCTTAAGAAACAGCTTGCATGATCGAGCGCATTGAACTTAAGTTTAAGTAACGCAATCAACAGATGATATTGTTGTCTAAATTTTAAAGATAATCTGTTGAGGTTGTAGGCGTCGGAGTGTAGACTTCCGCGCCATGTGAAAAGGGGGAGTTATGTCAAGCATCGCCGCATTTAGCCTGGGTAACCCAGTTGAACGTCTGGCAAGGGTTCTTAAAGAGAACCAGGACAAACTCAATCTTAGTAAAGATGGTTTTGTGTCCGTAGACTTGTCTAACAAAAGAGCAATGGATGCCATCAAGGCACAGATGGATAAGCTTGAAGGCATCAAAACGAGCACTGTAAAAGAGAAAACTAATAGAACCAGATAATGGCAACATTACTTTTAGCAGTGATTTTGGTTAGTGGTTTTATTTATGTAAACCTATCACTTTCAACAAGATACCGATATAAGCGTTCCAACGGCTGGGACGCTTATTTTTTTGTGGCTGCCTGGGGTATCGTTTTTTTTCTCCTTGGCGGTTTTTTCACCTTTATTTTGAACGTCAGCGGAGGGTTTCGTTGGCTGGCTAATGCCTTGAATCTAACACCTGACAGTTTTAATGGCATGTTGTCTTCATCGAAAGACAAACTTCAAAGAATAAATGAAATCAAACAGATAGCATGGGTTATGATTTCAATTGTCCTCGCTGCGATTTCAGGTTTTGGAAATAAGTTACGCACATCACGTGGAGATCGTCGCTGGGATGCCTTAGCTAAAGCTGTGGGTAATAACGCTTTCGAATCATTACTCATGGAAGCGTCCGCAAGACAGTTTCCGATCATAGCAACTCTGTCGTCTCGCAAAATCTATGTTGGTCTTGTTACTTGTCCGGCGTTAGAAAACGGGCTTTCAGAGCACCTTGAACTTCTCCCGATGTTAAGCGGATATCGGGATAAAGATGATCTAACGATTAGTATCACGACTAACTATCACCAACATTATCTTGATAGTGGTGTGATAAGTGGAATGTCTCGGCTTAATATCGAAGATTTCCGTGTGCTCATACCAAAAGATGAGGTTGAAACAATTTCGTTTTTTGATACTGAGACATATAACAAATTTAAAGAAAATGAAGCCAGGGATAGAAAGAACTGTCGAAAGATTGATAGTAAAAGTGCATCTTCGCGCAGCAAGCGTGCAGCAGATGCTGAGTCAAATGATCGTGCATGACTATGCTGCATGAGATCGCATGATCGTTTGAGGATCGTTTTTGCTAGGGCCCGCCAGAACTGGCGGGCTTTCGCGTAGATCATGCACCTGCATGAAAACTACTACATAAAGCGGGCAGGCGTGGCGGGGATACGAGCGCGCGCAACAGCTTTCTTTTTAATTAAATTGATATTATCTTTGTTGGCATCAAGTTCAAATTTAGTTTACCAATTAAGGAATTATCGTGCGGTTAGATGCGTTAGGCCTTACAGTTAAGGGACTCAACTTTGGTACTGTCGATGCTGAAGCTGATAGAAGGTTGGCTGATTATTTCATCAATACTCCTCAAGTTGAGCAAGCTCTGAGTTTCTATAGTGCCCATTTTCTTGGAAGAAAGGGGGCTGGGAAATCATCCATCTTTACCCAACTTCCAAGGTTGGTAAGAGCAAAATATGGGCAGGACGTTATCGTAAATGTCATGACCCCAGACCAGTATGCTTGGGGAGCATTAAAACAATATCAAGAGCAAGGGTTGTTACCCGAACAGGCACATTGTAATGCTTGGAAATTTGCAATAGCTGTTGAGGCTGCGGCAGAAATTATTAGGTCAGGTAGGCAATTTTCAGAGAAAAGACCTCAGGAGGCCCTTGCTAGAATTAAAAAATTTGTTTTTGATAACTATGGTGGTATATCGCCAACTACTTTGGGAACTGCAAGGAAGTTACTCTCGGGATTAAGTTCATTCAATTTTGAGGCTTTCGGATATGCTGTGGGGTTTAATAGGGATGCTTCGCAAGCACCATTGACACCTCAAATAATAAAAATCATCCTTGACGAGCTTAAAGAAATTTGTACTGATATTGGGGTGCTAATTGCCACTGATCGATTAGATGATTCTTGGGATGGATCGGATGATGCCAAAAGCCTTTTGATTGGCTTGTTGAAGGCAACAAAAGATATTAATGATAGTTATTCTGATACTAGAGCCAAAGGTATTCATATTGTAACATTTTTACGCTCTGATATTTATCAAGGGCTGGAATTTGATGATAAAGATAAACACCGGGCAATTGAAGAAGAAATAATCTGGACACCAGAGTTGTTGAAAGATATGGTGAACGCCAGATTGCCGGAAAATATAACTATAGATGATATTTTTGAGGAAGGTGAAATGAGAGGGAGTATTTCACCGTTTAACTATTTGGTGAAGCGCACATTTTTGCGCCCAAGAGAAGTTATTCAGTTTTTGCAAGAATGCCAAAAACGCTGTGATGCTAATGCTTCTGAAATAAAAAAGGATATAATTAGAATAGCTGAAGAACGGTACAGCGCTTGGAAAGTTGAGGACTTAAAACAAGAATACAAAAGGCTCTACCCTCATTTTGGTGAGCTATTGGAATCTTTACGTCAGACGCAGCATAGATATAATTCTACAGAAGAATTCATCAGTAAGATTGAAGAGAAAGCGCCTGACCTTTGTAAGCGCTATACTTCTCGTGAATTGATGAAAACTCTATTTAATGCTTCTGTGATTGGTGTCCGGTTGGGCAATTCCGGTACGGCTAGATTCCGATGTGAAGATGCTGATTTAATGTTGCCAAATACTGGTTCTGTATATATCCATCAAAGCCTTTATAAGGGGCTGAATATAGTTGAAACACGTAAGTAACAACTTGGGCACCTCATGGTGCCCATTTTTTTACTCTAAAATGTATCTATTGAATACAATCACTTCTTCATTGAGCCAGACATTTACTTCCATCAGTCTTTTTTGTAAAGGAATCAGTTCATTACGAACAAAGACCAAGCTCGCCTTCTCCACATCCCCAAACCCCCCAACATTATTCGGCATAATCCCCATCATTTGCGGCGGCACGCGGTGCGCTGCCATCATGTCATCCCGACTCACGTTCTTGATGTTAAGAAATTCATCCTTCGCCGCGACTTCTGACAATGGGATGATCTGAAGCCCGTCTTTTTTGCCGTTAGGTGAGTACATAAACAGGTTGCGGAAGTTGCCTGGACCTTTGGCGCTTTTCATCGCGTTGCGGAGGTTGTTCACATCCTCCTGGTTCTGCGCGGCATCGGTCATGTACATGATGAAGCCTGCATGACTACCGTTAATGTAATACTTGCGGCGGAACAGCGTGGCGGATTCGTTGAGCAGGGCTGACGGAATGGCAGAAAGATAACCGGGCAGGCCGTAGATCTCCTGGTTGATGTCCGGTTCCATCAGATGAAAAATGCTGCCTTTCGTGAACTGATACGGTTGCGTGGTCATGCCGTATTGCACAAACCAGTAGGTATCCAGGTCTAACCCGCGTCGGGTGTATTTTGCCAGGGCAGGTTCAAGGGCGATAACTTCACCGAAGCGGTTCGTGCGTTTTTCCAGGTAGGCGTTACCAAATACCAGATAGTCCTGCACAAAACGTGAAAACGCCTGCTGGCTGAGCAACGGATGAGGGATATAGGTGCTGGTCAGAATATTGCACTTTACTGCAATCGGTGAGCTGTGATGCACGGCAGCGCGGAAGGTTCGCGCCAGTCCGTCAAAACTCACTGGCGGCTCATACCAGCGATCTGTCTGTACGCATTCCACATAGTCCAGCAGTTCGCGGCGGTCCAGTACTGGAATGGGATCGCCGAAGCTGAATGCTTCGGCTGAAGTCTGGCTTTTATGCTGGATCTGGTTCTGCGACGCAGCGCGGTTCTTCTTACTCTTTCCCATCAAAAAATCTCCACAATATTACTTGTATTGGCGGACTCGCCCTGCAGTGGTTCGTTAAACAGTGCGTGCATTGTTGCCCAGGCCAGATCGGCGTGGCTGGCTTCTTCGCTGCGGCTGGCTTCATAGGTCGGGCGGTTGCCGCTGGCGGTGGTGGCGCGACGGATTGCCATAAATGATTGCGCAATGTCGGTGTGCCCGGCGTCAAACTCCAGACGGCGGTGGCTGATAATGTCGTAGGCCTTGAGTACCAGCGCGTTTTTAACGTTGGGGTTGTAGACAAACTCCCGGACGGCAGGAAAGAACGCTTTCACGTTCTCATAAACACCGTGACCGACGCCGGTCGAGTCGATGCCGATATAGGTCACGTTGTACTGTTCGGTCAGTTTTTTGATGGCGTCCGCCTGGGCGCGGAAGTCCATCCCGCGCCACTGGTGACGCTCAAGAATGCGGAACTTACCGCCCGGCACGGCTGGCGGAGCCACCACAACGCATCCGGCACTGTCGCCGTTCTGCGTACCTTTTGCCGGGTCATAACCGATCCACACCTCGCGCCAGCCAAACGGGCGCAGGGCCAGTGCATGAAAGTCGGTCCAGACTTCCCAGCTGTCCACCATGCACG